GATTTAACTTTGGCTGGTTCTACTTGGTTTTCTACAGCTTCAAGTGCAGTCTATGGTTCTGCTAAACCATTTTCTGGAGGTACATATACAGCATCAGTAGTTGCAACGTGTATACCAAAGTAGGATTTTTTGTATTATTTTTTATGTTGGGGTCATATGCTCAAGCACATGAGCAAACCCCAGCGTATCCTAGAATATTACCTTCTCACGTCGAAGGCGTGGTTAAGGTGCAATTACGATTATTGAATAGACGAAAAGAAATAAATTATTATGAAATTGGTTTGTTTGATATAAATTTTGATGAAATAGATTTTACTACAAAGCGAAAAATAATAAAAATAGACTATCAAGAAACAATAGATTTTGATGTTTATTTAAGAAAGTCTGATTTAGATAGAGCAGTTTATATTTGTACTGCATCAAAAATTTTAAAATCAAATAAATCTAGGGCGGTAGTATCGTCTATTGTATGCTCAAAATTAGGTGGAGAACCACTATGAGATTAGTATTTGCATTATGTGTTATTTCTAGTTCAGCTATGGCAGAGAATAGCGCCTTGTCTCTTTCATTACCAAACCCCCCAATGAATTATCAATCCGACAGCTTTTCTACAGGAAATATGCGGTGCAGTAATGCAGTGGGTGGTGGTGTAAATCTTGAATATGGAGTTACTGGTGTTCTTTCTGGATTAGATACAAACAGCAAGGGGCGAGATATAGGTGTATATGCTCGAATAGTTATTCCGCTAGATAAGCCCAAAGCTCGAATTAATTGTGATGACTTATACCAAATAGAGCTAGCACAGCGCAGATTGGAAATACAAAAATTACGTGACGAAATAGAAGCACTTAAAAACTTGCAAAATGTTGAAATGGAGTTTGAGGACTGATGGTAGATACAACAAAAATTGCAGATGAAATAGACGGATTGGCTGATAAACAGGTTAAAGTTGGTGGTGTGAAGCTTACTTTTGCCTCAATTATGGCAATTTTTGCATTTATTAGCACTGTTGTAGGGGGACTTTACGGCGGTTTTGTGTTATACCAGAGGATAGAAGCTGTCGCTGGCCTTGATTTAGACGAATATCAGGCTGAAATTAGATTTATAGATAATAAGATAACAGCATTAACGGAAAAATCAGAACAAGGGATAGATTACACACGCGACATAAAAAATAATTTAAAAAATGACATTCTTAGATTGGAAAAACAGTCGGACAGAACAGAACAGTTAGTTCGTAATGTTTTAGATGATGCGCGTGATATGATTGACAAGGCTTCTAGGCGATTTGAAACACAAAGAGAACAGCTAAGAAGTACACAAAAAGGCGATATGGCCGAGCTAGAGGCTAGGTTAGAGAAGTTAGTGCAAAGGGCTTTAGATAATCCCTTAGCAAATTAGGAGTAAAAATATGACTGAATTTGAAAAAGCTGACATAGATGGCAATGGAACAATAGATCAAGCTGAGTGGGATAAATTAGCGTTCGAAGATCGTCGATTGAAATTGCAAGATGATGATGCCCAAAGAGATGCACAGCGCAAGATGGCTTGGTTTGCCTTGTTCGGAATGTTGCTTTATCCATTTTCAATTATGGTTTGCAACTTGGCTGGTCTTGACGAGGCCATGAAGTCACTAGCATCAATTGCTGGTGTTTATTTTGTATCAGTAGCCGCGATCGTCGCCGCGTTCTATGGCAAAGAGGCATACACAAAAGGAAAGGCAAGTTCCAATGATGAATTTAGTAGGTAATTTAATTGGACCAGTAACTGGTTTATTAGATAAAGTTATTGAGGATAAAGATCAAAAGGCACAGTTAGCCCATGAGATCGCCACAATGTCCGACAATCATGCTCAACAGGCTTTAATGGGGCAACTTGAGATAAATAAGGCAGAAGCCGCGTCTGGGTCTCTATTTAAAGGTGGTTGGCGACCATTCATAGGATGGGTTTGCGGATTTGCGTTTGCTTATCACTTTGTATTGCAACCTCTTATAGTCTTTGGTGTTACGGCGGCTGGTGTAGATATGCCAGAGTTGCCAAGCTTTGATATGGGTTCACTTTTAACTGTGATGATGGGTATGTTAGGTTTAGGTGGATTAAGGTCAGTCGAAAAACTCAAAAAAATTGAGAAATAAAGGAGTAGTAAAATGAATAAAAATTGGGAATTATTTTTCAAAATGCTAATACATCATGAAGGTGGTTTTACTGATGATGATCGTGATGCTGGAAACTCACAGGGTGATGGTCATGGCAACAAGGGTAGCACAATGCTAGGTGTAACGGCTATGAACTGGGCTAAATACACAGGAAAGCCAGCACCAGTAGAAGTTATGAGGGAGCTTACAGAAGATGATGTTAAGCCGCTTTATAAGAAAAACTATTGGGACGCTATAAAAGCAGATCATTTACCTTCTGGTGTAGATATTAGCTGTGCAGACCTTTGCGTAAATGCTGGGCCAAGGCGTGCGGCTAAAATATTGCAAAAATCAGTTTATGCATCAGTCGATGGTAGCATCGGGCCAATGACGTTGAAAAAGGTAAATGATGTAAATCCAGCGGAATTACTTGATAGATATTACGATGAACGTGAAAGCTTCTACAGGTCATTAAAAGATTATGAACATTTTGGACGCGGATGGTCTAGGAGAAATAAAGAAACACTAGATAAAGCTAGGGAATTGTTAGATTAAAAATGATGACAAAAATTGCACATCGGGGCAAACTTTCACAAGGCCAAATAACACGATTGGGTGGCTTGATTGCTTTTGTATGCGGTAGAAAACCATATTACAAAATAATGAAAGACTTATACGATAATGAATTTTTAATTGATATCAACTCAGAACCTGAGCTTACAGAAAAAGGTAAAGAGGAATTAAATAGATTAACTGCGATGGCGGGCTTGCGCCCAGAGCATTATGCGTTTACTTAACATCCGGTGGGGCGAGCCACACGCCCCACACGATTAAAGCATATATTTATTTTTTAGATTATCTACTTTCATCATAGCCCTAGCGACTTTTAAATCATCAGGCGTATCTACTGATAAGCTAGAACCATCCATTCTAAATGTTCCTATAGTTTTTCCCATTTCTATTAGCCTCATCATTTCAATACCTTCAACTTTTTCTAGTTGTGTTGGTCCATTTGCAGAAAAATCTGATAATGTTGATCTCCTAAAGCCTAAAACACTTAAATGTTTTTTAAGTCCCATTTCTGCACCATGCTCATATGGTATGTCATGACGAGACATTCCAATAATTCTATCGTTAGAAGTGGTAACTTTTACTCTATTTTTATCATTATGTTCATTTAAGTATTGCCAAGGTATGCAAGAAGAATGATCTGCATTTTTTTCCATGAATACTGCAACTTCATTAATCCATTGTGGTTCGACGAATGGTTCGTCGCCTTGTACGTTTACAATAATTGACTGATCATCAAACCCCAAATGCTCACAAGCTTCATTAAGACGATCTGTACCGCATACATGATTTGAGGAAGTATCAATGGTTTTTATTTCATGAGCCTTACAAACCCAATGTATTCTGTGATCGCAAGTAGCAACCGTAACGCTTTTTGCTCTCGAAAGCATAGAGCGACGAGCAACATGTACTATCATTTGTAAACCATCTATTTCAAGTAATGGTTTATCTGGTAGCCTTCTGCTTTCTAATCTTGATGGTATAATTACATGAAAATCAGTCATTATTATCAGCTTTCTATTTGTTCTGCTGTTCTAGGCAATCTTGCGTGTTTTATTATATTTCGCACTGTTGTTTCTTTTAAATCTAGTATGACAGCAATAGTTTTTTGATCAAATTTTTTGTGTATTAATTCATTTATACGCATTGCATTATCACTTAATTTTAACGGCATTCTTTGTCTACCGCCTAAATTGTTGTGCGTTTGAGTAGTCCTCCCATATGCATAGACACTTTCTTTTGATTTTTTTGCACCGGCTGTACCTTTTGCAGACATATGCATCATTTTGCCAAGTTCGTATTCAGTAGGCTTTCTGCCCTTTTTTTTCATAAATTCTTTTAAATAGTTTGCCATTATTGTTCCTTTTTTGTTTCAATTTTGTGTTGTACCAAAAGACCATTTAAACGTTGGCGGCTAATTCCAATTGCTTTAGCCGCCTGAGATTTGTTTTTATTTTTTTCAAGCTGTTCTTTAATTAATGTTATTTGAGCATGTTTATAATTTTGGCTCAATTGTTTCCATAATGTCATATTTTAAACTTTCGTATATTCAGCAACACGTTTACCATTTCCAACAATTACCATTTCTTTGTGGAATGCATAACCAGATTGTTTTAAATCATGCATACGAGATGCTAACCTTAAACAACCATATAATTGTAACGCCTCAAAAGCTGTAATAGACTGACCTTGATCAAGGTGAGCTTTAATCATTTTTGTTTGATTTTCCATTATTGATCTCCCATCAATTTTTCTAATTTATTTAATTCACCTTTAATCCAAGATATCCTATCTTGTTGAACCTCCTCTTTTTCATAAAGTTTTTGTTTTTCAATTTGAATATTAGCCAATTTTGACTGAGCGTCAGTAAGCGAAGCCTCCATTGCAGTGTGCATTTTACCTATCATAAATGTTCCTCCTGAACTGTTTCATCGAAATATTCGACATATTGTGCCATTAGAGCCTTTTTAAGCCTCTGAGAGATGGGTTTAAGAGTTCTGGCAACAAATATGTCGCCAAAGTCTATATCAACCTCTGGTGGGTTAAATTGATTACCGCGATCAATCGCGATATCGTATTCTACAGAGACTTCAATATTGAAGCCCCTGTATTCTAATTCAAATGTATGCTCATTTCCGTAATACATTTTTTCTTTTCCAAACTTTATAAGCTTCAATAGTTTTTTGATCTTGGGCAAGTGGGGCTTCATCAACAAAAGCTATAAATTTACTCCACTCCATACCAAGCCATTTACATCGGTTTTCTAAAATGGTGGTTGCGCCTTTGATTTGCATTATTAAGCCTCCTCTTTTTCAGAAAGAAGTCTTTCAATTTTGGTTTCTATTTTTGCAATTGCTAATCTAACCTGATCAGTAGCCATATCATTACACACCATGTAGTCTAAAGAGACATAAAGAGCAGTAAGTGCATCGCGATCATATTTGTTAAGTGGGTTTGTCATTTGGCTGGTTCCTTATTTTGATTATAGAGATAGATTACATCACGATTATAATAATGTAAACTATTATTTTACAATTAACACAAAAAACATGTAGGGGAGGTTTTTACGCCCCCCCCCTTATTTGTTTATAATTCTGCCCAAGCCCTAGTATTCATTGCTCTAGCAACCACACCTTCACGATATCTAGTAACATTTTCTGGTGAGCTACTTTTTGATGTATGTGTAGCCCAGTGAGTTAAGCAATTATACAAAGCCCACTTGTTTTTACCTAGATCATTAAATTCATTATTTAATTGACCCATCAAGTTTTCAAGCTGGCGCTGGTTCCATTTTTCTTCGTAAGTTTTGCTTTTCAGCGCAACAACCTGATTTTTAAAGAACTTTTCAGCATTATGCTTACTAACTCTGGTATGCATGTAATCATTCCAAAGCTCTTTTTGATTATGAAATGTTTCTAGGCCGGATATGATTTTATCAGAAGCGCCTTCTGTGCTTACTTGTGATGTATGGCGCATCCAAACTTTTGATATTGCGTCAGGAGTTGTGCAACCATTTAAGCACCAAAGTCGTAATGCGTCAGCTGACGTTTGATAAGCCCAAGAACCATCGTATGAGTTCCAAGCGCGTACTCTATATTTAACATAATCACCTTTTGATGGTTCAGTAACTACATCATTAAACAGTACATCAATCTGCAATTTTCTGCCATCATCAAGCCCACGTACCTCAAAATTAAAGTCATTTGAAATATCAGCTTTTTTAATGCTGTCATATGTTGAGTTAACAACATCGTCATGTAAAAGTTTTTGATATGTATTGCGGTGCAAGTGTAGCACTTTGTTAGTGTCGGTGCGGATTAAGCTTTTCCAGCCTTCAATTGGCTCACTCATACCCACAGGTATCACAGGAACTTCTTCAACTTCAAAGTCCCAGTCATTGTTTCCAGTAATTTGTGCGTTTGCAAAATCTAACATTTTTTTATTCTCCATTGGTTGGTTTATATTCTCTTATTCACCACACAAATAGATTTGTAAATATATATTTTACTAAAAAGTTAAATTACTTGTTATTGTAGCAAAAAATGTTCTACATATTAATAAAATTATTGGTAATCATATTATGTCTATAAAAACTTGTGAATTTATAGTAGCTGGAAAGCCAACTGGCAAAGCTCGCCCAAGATTTACGAAGCAAGGTCACGCATATACTCCAAAAGAAACACGCCAGAGAGAAACTCTAATTAAACAAACCGCTTGGGTTGCCATGCAAAACTCTAGGTTAAAGGTTACTGATCGCAGAGTGAGCGTTATAGTGTCCTTTTATTTTGATGTACCGAAATCATACACAAAAACTAAAACCATACTTTGTCAGTCTGGAGTTTTAGTGCCATCTAAGCCTGATATTGATAACCTAGCTAAAGCTGTCTTAGATGGGTGTAATGAGGTTGTTTATAGGGATGATGCACAGGTTTGGCATTTATCTGCTTTCAAGAGCTATTGTAAGCCTGATCAAAAGGCTGAAACACACGTCAAGTTACAATGGGACGAATATGAGCAAAAGATATAATATAGGTTTTACTTGTTCATCTTTTGATATTTTACATGCTGGTCATATAACCATGTTGCAAGAAGCAAAATCAATATGTGAACATTTAATTGTAGGTTTGCAAGTTGACCCATCAATAGACCGACCTAAAAAAAATAAACCAATACAAAGCCTTTTAGAAAGGCAGATACAACTTAATGCGATAAAATATATTGATGAAGTTATTGTTTACTACACTGAAAGAGAATTAAAGCAGATACTTAAATCTTTGCCAGTAGATGTAAGAATTATTGGTTCTGATTATATAAATAAAGACTTCACAGGCTCTGATTTAAAAATTGACGTATATTATAATAGGAGAAATCATAATTGGTCTAGCAGTAGGTTAAGATCGCTATTGGAAAAATGAATTTCGTTTTCCATTGACCTAATCAGAATATGACCAATCAGCTCCATATAGTTCACGCCATTTCTTTTTTTCTTTGTGTATAGCTATCTTGGTTGTGTCCCACATTCCTTGATGATGACCATCGCATAAGGGTATTGCACGCATATCACAGGTTTTTCCACCACTGTTTCTGTCGTGTATTACGTGATGTGCTGTTGTCATAGTTGTTTGAACTTCTCCAAATTTTTGACAAATGACACACTTTCTAAGCCTGATTTCATTTAAAAATTTTTCATTTCTTATGGGTTTAGACTGTTTTAGATTTGACCACATATCATTTCAACCTTAAATTTTTTGGTCTTAATTTTGGCTTGAGTAACAAAGCAGATACTTTATCTGTCTCTATACATTGTGCCATACTGTCCATATCTTGATATGGCTCATACACAGTTGGTAATGCGTTTCCGCACTCGTATGCCGTTCTATATAAAGTTTTCTTTTCTATTTCTACGCCGGCAACAACATAGGTTAATACTAGCATTGTATAAAATGTCATTTTAATAGCTCCATTGGGTCAATTCCTATTGCTTCTGCAAGTTTTTCGAGTGCTTTCTCGAAATATTCATTAAAGTCTTTTTGTGCCATTTTATCCATTTTTGTTGAGTCCGGAAAACGATAAACACCTCCGAATTGACTGATAACAGTCCTATAATACCCACAAGCAATTACCATTTCTCTGTGCAATACTTCGGAGTTAGGCCACTTTCCCGTAGCTTTACAAACTCTGCCGAGTAGCATCCAATATAATTTACGCTGGTTGTCAGACCTTGCTTTAATTAAAGTCATATCGAATACAGAATTATTTGGAAGTTCCAGTAACTGCTCCGCATCATATGCGGAACAGGGTAATAGTTGACCATTGTGTAGCCTAACAGATATTTTTGGCCTTTTACTCAAAATGGTATCTCGTCATCAAGCTCTGTTGGATTTGAGTTTTGAACATTTTCTTGTGGTTCATATGTTTTCTTTCCAGCAAGGGTGACTTGATAAGCGTTAATTTTTTTATAAATTTTGCCGTTGTATTCCTCCTCTTCAAAACTACCACATACGACTACTGCCGTTCCTTTTGTTAGCATAGGGGCAATATTTGTCCCCCCTTTGCCCCAATAGGCAACACTAAACCAATATGTTTGATTTTTTCTTCTGTCATTTACCGCAACATCAAAACTAGTAACTTGCATTCCAGATTGTGTTGTTCTGACAACTGCATCTTTTGCTAGATTTCCATAAAAGTTCATAGTTAACATTTAATTTATCCCCAATTCCATTGATTTGTTTTCCCAAGCCGAAGCTATTTTATCTGAAAATTCCTTATCGGTCTCAGCTATTTCTGTAATTAACTTAAACGCTTTGTTAAACATAGCATCAAAATTATCAGCAGTAGCATTTTCAATAAACTTCATAAGTTTTATTCCCCGCTGTTCTGCTGTTTCGATACGCTTTTGGGGTGTATCGATACGGCGTTGTGATATAGCCTCTTTTTTTCTTTCAACACCAACCATTTCATTTGCAGAAGCGTATTGACCGCCATGTAAGCCTAGAGAAGCCAATGCACGTCCGATTGCAGAAGTCTCACAGACCTCAATTGCTGATGTTTTGGTTATATATGACGAGCCGCGCACCTCTTCGGCATATCCAGAGCCAATAACAAATCCTGTTTCGCGCTCTATAATTATAGCTTGAAAGACTACAGTTTTGCCATCATTTACTTCTAGTTTAGTTTGTATGCCATATTCTCCACCAAATTCACGTCTGAATACTTCTACGCGCTTTGCGACTTCGGTGTATTGTTTGCCGCCTTTTTGTTTAACGCCATGTGTTTCATTTAATTCAGAAACGCCATCCATAGCTTTTATAAATTTATTTTCCATTATTTAGTCCTTATAGATATAGTTTGAGCGCCAGTGACTAATTCAGCCCCATCAATTTTGACACCCGCTTTTAATTGTTTTTTGATTTCTGTTTTATCTGGTGTGATAGACACCTTGGTTAATTGTGTTGGTATTTCATCAGGGTTGATGATGTTAACGCTTTCAATACCTTTCCTCAAAGATATGGTTGCTAGAGCGTGTGGGATTTTAGTTTGATTTGCACATAGCATAATGGTCTTGAGCATTTTAGTAAGCTTCTGCTTTCTTGCATCATGACCTGATTTGCGTTCTGCATATCTTTTAGAAACATCTGCGCATGAATTTGACCATGCCTCAGCCTCTGAAATCTTTAATAATATTTTAGTTACTAGATCAAGAACATCTGTTTCACCATCTAGTGTATCCCAGAATGCGTCTTCATCATCACGATAAGGAGCAAGCTCTTCTGAAATAGCTGTTATCATTGCGCTATCAATCCTCATTATTATTTTCCTCTGAATTAAATAATTCAATAGCAGTAGCAATTGCTTTATCTATAACTTGAAAAGCATCAGCTGGAAAAACTTGGGTATTGAATTGAAGTTGAGTGATTTCACCTTTATCTTGTTTGGCGATTAAATCAGTTGTTCTATTAGCAATTGCAAGAACTAATTGTTCTTTAATAAATCTAATAGGTGGGTTCTTTTTTATTGGTTTTAGCATGTTGACCTCCTAGTTGCTACTTGCTTATTATTGCCATATGAGTAATAAATGCAATAGGCTTTTGCCTTATTCGCAAAAAAAGGAGTATAATTTGGAAATACAGGAAAAAGAAAGGGACTTAAATAATCTACGCGAAAAGCTTTCTGACAGGCGCTTAAAGGTCGTTGCTCAAAGGATTGGTATGACATATGCCGCGCTTAGTAGGATTATGCGTGGGGGAACGCCTTCACGAAGGACAATCGATAGATTACAAAAATATTTAAATGAAAGTAAATGAAAAGACCATGTCTTAAGCCTAGAATAAGACATGGTCTATAGCAGATAAATGGAGGTCGCCATCTATGGAAATAACTATAACAGCAAATACAATAAACGCAAGAAGGATTAATTATGTCCTTTAGTGCGGTAAATTGGTCTTGGGAGCAAAAGGGTCTCTCAGCTTACGAAAAAATGGTATTATTAGCTTTGGCTAATAGACATAATCCTGACTATGGATGTTTTCCTAGTATAAAGAAAATTGAAGAGGATGTTGAGTTTTCGGAAGCAACTATAAAAAGGGCTATTAGAACTCTAGAAAGTAGAAATATAATTAGGGTTCAAAAGGCTTTTAGGCCAAATGGTAGCCAAACATCCAACAGGTATTTTTTCAAATTTGAATATGATACCCAGTGTCAGGCAGATACCCCCCCTAGTGCCACAGAGAACCCCCTCCCAGTGCCACAGAGACACCCCCATAAACAAGTAATACATAAACAGGTAAATGAACCTATATTAAGATCAGTAGATTTGGGTTTTGAATATTTTTGGAAAGAATACCCTAGAAGTGTTGGAAAGCCACATGCTGAAAAAGCTTTTAAGAAAGCATCTCAACGTGTCGGAGTAGATAAAATATTAGAAGCTGTAAAACCATTTGCTGATAGTGTTTCTCATAAGCCAAAAAAATATATACCTCACCCTGCAACTTGGCTTAACAGAGATGGTTGGAATGATGATTTAGAAGAAAACGAAGAAAAATCATCAACTGATTATATGGAAAGTCTTTTTAAGAGTAGAGCGCAGGGGGATGAAAGAAAATGGATCAAGTAAAAGAGTTTATAAAAAATTGTAAATCTTGCCTTTTAAATAAAAAAAAGGAGATGAAGTTTGCAAAAAAACGTAAAATTGAATTACAGAAAGATTATGATGCTTACATGAAGCAACATTTAAAGGCGATGGAATTTTGTGATTTTGTTATCGAAGATGTTGAAGAAAATATTAAAGGTCTTAATCGGTTGATATTGAAATATGAGGATAAACTTAAATGAATTATGAAAATAGAAAAATGATTGTATCAGCATGGCTATTTAATTTGTTAAAAAGATACGAGCCGCCAACGCATCTTGACCAAGACGCGGCAAGAGAAGAAATGGTTCTTATGGTTGAGGATATCAATAGTGAATTGCCAAACATTGATGAGCGTTATTTTAAGGAACATCTGGAAAGAATAGCTAGGCACGTCAGGAAAAATCAAAACTCAAGAAAGTGGCCTACAATTGCTATGTTTATGAAGGGTGTAAGAGAATACTCTAAGAGTATTGAAGCAAAAAAAGTAATTAGCGAACATACCGGCGATGTTTTAAGTCCAATGAAAATAAATGCTAATAGAATAAAAAAAGGCGAAGGTGTTTGCGAAAGTTACCTTCAAGGCGCTAGGGTCGATGAAATGATAAGACTTGGTTACATTACGCGAAATGATTTAGATAAATATCAAAAATCACTTGAAAGATGATAAAAAATGTAAATAATGTAATTATTACTGCTTTGGTTGGTAGTTACCAAAACTCGCTTATCTTTCTGTAGTCGATTATAGCGAGTAAACTGACCCTTCATTTATTTGGAGGGTCTTTTTTTATTGCGCTCAGTGCAAATATTGCCTACAAAAATGATGTATAAGTAAAAAAGGCGAGATAATGCAAATACATGAGATGAAAATTGATCTGATTATTCCATATGATCAAAACCCTAGAGATAATTCTTCTGCAGTAGAAAAAGTTGCTGATAGTATCAGGGAATTTGGGTGGCAACAGCCTATTGTAGTCGATGAAGATCAGATCATTCTCGCTGGACATACTCGCCACCTAGCGGCTTTAAGTATGGGTTTAGATACAGTACCAGTATCTATTGCAAACGGACTTACTGATGCTCAAAAGAAGGCATATAGGATTGTTGATAATAAAACATCTGAGTTAGCCCAGTGGGATAAAGAGCTTCTGAAGTCTGAATTTTTAGAATTACAAGAATTAGATTTTGATTTAAACCTAACAGGATTTGATTTAGACGAAATTGCAAAGATGTCTGGAGAAGACTTACTACAATTTGATGAAGAGCTAGACGAAATAGAGCAAAATCAAGTATTCAATGGCCTAGAAAATGTTAATCCAAGTCATGTTAAATCTTTGATGCTTTATTTGGATACCGAAACAGAACCAAAATTTAAACAAATGTGCATGAAAATTCAAGAAAAGCATGGTATAGATAACTTAACAGACGCAGTATATATGGCGGTATCAAATGAGTGTAAAGATTTATGAAGCAAAAGCCTACGGAACTTTTGAAGAGTGGGGTGAGCGAGCTGGTTCACTTATTCAAAATGATGAAATAGATCATATTATTGATTATGATTGCGATGCTTATGACAGTGATGGCAATCCTCTTTTTATGTTTCGAAAAAATGTAATACCAAAAGCATTATGTAAACAAGCGTATGGTATATTAAGAAACGCCGCAACTCCAACTGACAACCGAGGAAATGCGGCTGGTGAGTTTAATATAGCTGATGATATTAATTTAAAAAACCGAGATACTGTTCAACCTTCAAACAAAAAACAAAAAAGATTTCAAGTTCTGAAAAAAGATGGGTCACTTTCAAAAAGACTAAGAGCTAAAACAGTGAATAGTGGGATAATTGGATATTTTGACAGAACAATACGCTTTCCCTATTGCCGTCAAACAGCTTGGACTGAGAAAAATTTTGATCAGTTTCGTGGCGCTTACCCTTATATAAAGCATATATCTGATCAGTTTAAAGAGGCTTGTCCTGAGCGTTGGAACGCTCAAAACGAAATGGCTCAAAAAACTAATGCAGACTTTTTGATTGGCGATACTGTTTTCACGACTGTAACTGTAAATAAGAATTTTAGAACTGCTATTCATACTGATGCTGGTGATTTTAAGGGTGGATTTGGAAATATAGCTGTATTACAGGCTGGAAAATTCGATGGCGGTTACACTTGCTTGCCAAGATACAGGGTCGGGTTTGATGTTAGAAACACTGATATTTGTTTTTTCAATGTTCACGAGTGGCATGGAAATTTAGAAGTAAAGGCAAAACAACCATATGAACGAATTTCAATAGTTAGCTATTATCGTGAAAATATGTTCAGATGTGGTAATGCTGATGAAGAATTAAATATTATCAAGGGGCGCAAAGATTTGACCGGTCTAAACGCGGAGCAATAATATGTGTGGAATAGTTGCCGCGTATGATCATAATGGCGTTGATATGAAGTTATTCAGAAAGATGATGCTTCAAGCCATGATAAGAGGGCAACACGCTACAGGAATAAGTTATATACAAGACGATAAAGTAATCACAATAAAAGAGCCAGTAAAAGCAAGCTTGTTCTCTATGCCTAATATAGAAACAATAGCGATAATCGGTCACTGTAGGTATTCAACAAGTGATCTTGAATATAACCAGCCTATTTCGAGTGAAGACCAAGCAATAGCCCATAATGGGGTTGTAACTCAATTGCCACCGGAAGAATGGGAAGAGTGCTATGGCTTCAAAACAACTGGTAAAAATGATACAGAGCTTTTATTAAGAGCTTTCGAAAACGACATACACCCATTGGAGGCTTTTCCGAAATCTTCAATATCATCTGCTGTAATTAGTATCGAGGCCGATGGTCCTGAAATTGGTTTTTTTAGGAACGGACAAAGACCTTTATGGTATGATTACGATGATGAAACGCAAGCTTGTTATGTTGCAAGTACGGAAAATATTTTTGATAGGAGTGGAGATTTTCACCACATAAAAAGGTGCGTTGCTGGTGAACATTATCGTATAACGCAAAAAACTGGTTTTATGTCTTATAAATTTATTGAGGGTTTTGAGGATTTACAGCCATGAGGCTATGTGAAGAGGCTGAAATAGTTGATCTAATTAATTCTTCAAAATCTGGTAAGAATACAAAATTTCTTTCTGCATCTCATAGTCTCTGGAAGAGGTTTGGTAATTATGACAGGTATCCACCGCTAGTTTTAGATGATAATGGAATTAAAAGCGTTATATTTGCAACTTTTTCTGTTCGTAGTGGCTATGTAAATTTATACGAGATATGCACAGTGCAAGGGCAAGAAGGTAAAGGTTATGCATCAAAAGCTTGGGATGGATTTCTTGAACATGCAAAACAACATGATATGCAAAGATTAAAAATAAGTTGCACGCCAAGTAGTATTAGTTGGCATGTGAGAAATGGCTTAGTGTTCTGGTCTGTAGACCCTTCTGGTTCTTTAAGATCAGACCAACCAATATACCAAACAAGAAAAGAACAGTTACAATTCAGAGAAAAAGCTATAAAAAATCCGGTAATTGCGTTTCCGGACGTTAAAGTAATAAAAAAATTGAGAGCCGAGGGTCTAGAAGATCATAACTTCGGCGTTAAAAAAGCCGCGCAAGTAATTGGCGCAATACAAGAGGTAAAATCAGCTTGGCTCCGGAAAGCTTTATTCAAACAAAATTAGATTATCGTGAAAAAGATAATAGAAGAGAAGCCTTCATTTTATGGTTTGCTTGGTCTTTAAGATATAAAGATTGTGACCCTGCTTTATGGATGATGAAATATATGTTCGACCGGTATGAGTTTAACATAGAACAAAAGCTATGGGTTTGCTGGTTATATGGCACAACTTATTATGCTCCGACTTCATGGGTAATGTGGAACGAATTTCCTGATTTCGAGCTTGTAGGTGAGAAACGGCTTGAAGAATGGAACAACACAAACTATAAAAGACTTAGATATCAAACAGATACAAAGTATAATAAAGGTCATTTGCCTAAACAATTTGCGTCATATTATAAATGGGTTCATACAAATAACCCAGAAGGAACGCAAAAAGCCAAATTTGAAAGTATAGTCAGATCAACAAATGACCCTTTCAAAGCATTATGGGGGGAAATTAGTAATTCTCTATATAAGTTTGGAAGGTATTCGACGTGGTTTTACATGCAAGCATTAAAGCAATGCGCTGACATACAAACTGAACCGCCAGACTTAGTCCTTAGAGATGATAAGGGGAGCAAAAGTCACAGAAATGGATTGCTCTATGCTTTGGGTTTAGAAGAATTAATCGGACAAAAGCTAAATAATCTACAGGTTGATATGTTAGAAAAACAAGCATCAATTATTCTTTCAGAAACAAACAGTAGATTTGGTACTAAAGGTGATTTCTATGATATGGAAACATGCCTTTGTAGCTTTAAGAAGTTATTTCGTGAGCGTGATGGTCGCTATCTTGGATATTATTTAGATAGACAGGCAGAAGAAATCAGCAAAGTGCAAAATGATGGCTGGTCTGGGGTAAACTGGGATGTTTACTGGCAAGCGCGTAGGGAAACAATACACCCTTTATTAGGGGCTTCTCGGAGAATTAAGAAAGATAAATTTGCAGATTTTTTAAAGAGTGGTAATTTTATGAGGGAATTATTCTGATGTTTAGATGTATAGCGGTAGGTGGAGAGCCTGCAACCGGCAAGACAACCATGATGAAAGAGCTCTATAAGAATATGGGAGTTACTCATAATCTAAAAGCAGGGTTATTGAGAGGACATATAAACAATACTACCAATGTAAGTTTAATGGGCTTGTATAACGATGCTGGTACGTTCTTAGGTACTGATAGGTTATCAATGGCTGTAAATACAGACTTTCAAAAATATGTTAAAATGAAAAAAAGACATATTGTATTTGAAGGTGATAGATTATTCACAAATAATAATTTAAAATTTATCGGCCAACATTATGAGTTACGTATAATTATTCTCGAAGCATCAAAGCAAGAACTACATGACAGGCATATATCAAGAGGTGATGGTCAAAGTGATGTTTTCTTAAAGGGCAGGGCTACTAAAATACGCAATATTGCAACAGAGTTTGGGGGTAAGGTAGAACGTAAATCTTTAACTGAACCAGCTCATTCTATACAAATGGCTCAAGAATTGCTACAATGGCTAGAAACAGGCAAATAAGAGAGGGTGGTTAGATGGCTCCAAGATCAGATAGTAAAATAGATCAAGTAATGACTGAAAAGCTCAGGTTGGAGTTTGTTGAGGGATATACAGAAAACGATATCCGAGTTTTTCCAACCATTGATCAGCTAATTAAAAAATATGATTTGCCTGTCAAAACTGCTTACAGAAGATCAAAGGATGGGGATTGGCAAGAACAGCGTAATCAATTCAAATCTAAGTACGAAGCCCAGAGAACAGCTCAAAGGGCAAAAAGAAAAGCTGAAAAAGCTGACAAATTCGACGACACGGCTATGACATTAGCCGAAAACATACTTGCTCGAATTGGTCGAAAGCTGACACTTGCGGCTCAACAGGATCGAGTAACAGGTGAAGATAGCATAACAACGCCAGAGTTAAGAGACATAGCTGAAACTGTCTTAAAGGCACAAAAGGCTGGAAAACTTGCTTTAGGTGAAGCCGCAGAAATCAAACAGGTAGTAGCAGATGATGTCATCCCAAGAAGCCTCACAAGAATTGTTGACCAATTGGACCAACTTGCCGCGCAAAAGTCACAAGGGGCTAACCACACTATACAGTGAATGGCTTGATACAGCGCGAGATAGTCAAATTACTCCAGTAGGGGATTGGGCTGTCTGGCTTATCCTTGCTGGTCGCGGTTGGGGAAAAACAAGAACTGGCGGAGCTGATGCGGCTCTATATGCATTAAAGAACCCTAATACGCGAGTTGCGGTTGTTGTGCCTACATTTGGAGACTTAAAGCGAGTAGCCTTCGGTGGCGAAAGTGGAATACTTTCTTATTTACCTAGAGAATGTTTGTTAGCTGGTCGTGGGCAGGGCTATAATAATACTGTTCAAGAGATTAGATTGTTTAATGGGTCAATAATACAGGGGTTTGCCGCAACAGAACCAGAAAGATTGCGTGGTCCGCAATTTCATAGGGCTTGGTGTGATGAAATAGCCGCTTGGCCTTATCCGGAAACATTTGATCAGCTGATGTTTGGTTTGCGTCTTGGTGACAATCCACAATGTGTAATTACAACTACTCCAAAACCCACGCCGCTCATAAAAAACCTACTTAAACGCACAGGAACAGTAATTACTCGCGGCAGTACCTTTGATAATGCAGATAATTTAGCGGCTGGAGCTTTAACACAGCTTAAAGAAAAATACGAAGGTACAAGGCTGGGAAGACAAGAACTATATGCAGAAGTGCTTGAGGATATCGAAGGCGCTTTATGGAATTGGAATATGATTGAAAGTTCTAGGGTTAAGCCTGAAAATGTCCCAGACTTGCAAAGGGTTGTGGTTGCAGTTGACCCCGCAGTCACAAATACTGAAACAAGCGACGAAACTGGAATTATTGTTGCTGGGCGTTGTGCAAATGGTAAATATTATGTCCTTGAGGATAGGAGCTTGCATGGCAGTCCGGATGGTTGGGCTAGAGAGGCAGTAAGGGCTTTTCATAAGTATAATGCAGATCGTTTGATCGCGGAGGTAAACAATGGTGGAGATTTGGTTGAAAAAGTGGTAAGAACTATAGATAGGGAAATACCGTACACGGCGGTAAGAGCCTCTAGGGGTAAAATTATAAGAGCTGAACCTGTTGCGGCGTTGTATGAGCAGGGTAAAGTACACCATGTTGGAGAATTTAAAGCTTTGGAAGATCAACTAACATCATTTACACCAGAAGGCCGAGTATCACCTGATAGATTAGACGCTCTAGTTTGGGCATTAACAGACCTGACACAACAAACAGGGCAACCAGCATGGAGAATAAGCTGATGGCATTTTTTGACTTTTTGAAACGAAACAACTTAAATTTAGAACAAAAAGAAGCGCCAAGGGTGCATATGCAACAAACAACGCCTTATCATAATAGGCAAGATAGTTTTAAGTCTTATGCAAAAGAGGGTTATCAGCAAAATGCAGTAGTGTTCAAATGCGTGAATGAAATATCACAAGCGGCATCAGCAATAAATTTTAAAGTATTCCAAGGTGATCAAGAATTAGAACAGCACCCATTATTAACACTTTTAAACAAACCTAATCCAATACAGGCAGGAAATGAATATTTTCAATCACTTTATGCGTATATTTTATTATCTGGTAATAGTTACGCTATTAGTAGCACCGCTGGCGGCTTGCCATCTGAGTTACACCTTTTAAGGCCAGATAGAGTAGAAATAATTGCAAGCAATACGTCTATACCAAAAGGTTATAATTATACTATCAATGGGCAAATTGTAAAAACTTATGAAGCTGATCCATTCACAGGTCAATCCGAGGTAAAACATTTTAAAACTTGGAACCCATTAGACGATTATCTTGGAATGTCACCACTTATGGCGGCATCGATAGATGTTGATCAGCATAACCTCATAGCAAAACATAACATAGCATTGCTTTCAAATGGAGCTAGACCATCTGGAGCTGTAATATTTAAACCTACAGATACATCTGGAAGCCCTATGATGATGTCTGATATTCAAAGGAAGCAAATAAAAGATGATTTAGATCGCAGAATGAGTGGGGCTAACAATGCTGGAAAGCCTATGTTGCTTGAGGGTGATTTTGATTGGAAAGAAATGGGCATGTCGCCTAAAGATATGGATTTTTTACAGAATAAACACATGGCGGCTAAAGATATTGCATTATGTTTCGGTATTCCCTCACAGATTATAGGTATACCAGACAGCCAAACTTATTCTAACATACAAGAAGCTAGATTGGCTATGTATGAAGAAACAATCATCCCATTAGCCATGCGTGTTTGTAACGACCTTAACGAATGGCTGTCACCTTCATATGGTGATAATATCAAGATTGAATACGATTATGATACAATACCGGCAATGGTAGAGCGCAGAAAGCGTGTTTATGAAAATGTAACATCCGCAGTTCGTGAAGGTATTTTAACAAGGAACGAAGCGCGAGAAAGATTAGGATTAGCGCCTATCGATGGTGGTGATGATGTTTACATTGCCGCAAATTTATTTCCATTGGGTGGCCCTGCCATACCGCCAGCAAGTGGAGATGATGCAAAGAAAGATGCAGAAAACGCATATGGAGTTAAAACTGAAATTCGTAAGGATGTATATACTACTGAAGTTGAAGCTATCGAAAGGGCTGGCGAAATAGGTTGTGTAGGCTCACATAGTCACACTGAAAATGGAGAAACGATATATATGCCATGCAATACACATTCAGCATATGTGGAAGCAACAGGCGAAGATGTAAAAGAAACAGAAGATAAAGCAGAAAGCGATATCGACACAAAGCCCACAGAAGCAATGGCAACTAATGCAACTCGCGGTTTAAAGCTCAGAAAAGAATTTAATCGTGGCGGTACGTTAGTTGGTGTATCAAGAGCAAATCAATTAAAAGTTAGAGAGAGATTAAGCCCAAGAACAGTTAGAAGAATGCATAGCTTTTTCAGCAGACATGAAAGTGATAAGAGGGGCGTGGGTTTCAATAGGGGTGAAGAGGGTTATCCAAGCGCTGGTCTTATAGCTTGGTTGCTATGGGGTGGTGATAGTGGTCAAACATGGGCTAGAAAAAAAGCCGCACAGCTGGACAAAGAGCGTGACAAAAATTTTGAGTTAGAAGAGTTTTTTACCAACGAAGACATTATGGATATTAAAGCTAAAATAAGTGAAGCTGTAAAAAAAGGTTTAGCTGAAAAAGTTAAAGAACATAATGAAAAGCATGGCGATAAAAAAGGAAAGCGCGTGACCCAAGGTATGCTAGAAGCGGTATTCAGAAGGGGTGTAGGTGCATATAACACAAACCCATCTAGTGTGAGGCCAAGTGTAAGCAGTGCTGATCAGTGGGCATATGCGAGGGTAAATGGGTTTTTAAGTGCTGTTAGGACAGGTAGATTTAAGCGTAGCAAGTATGATACTGATTTGTTGCCTAAAGATCATCCATTGAGCTCTAAGGATTAATTTAGGGGGCAATTATTACATGCCCCCTATTATATTAAGATATTTTGCCTCTATGTATAATTAACTCAAGTTCGCTTTCGCCAAGAGCTTCAACTCTTCTAACAAATTCTTTACCAATATCAGTCCATTCCTTTAAGGTTTTGTTGGATAGCTTATCTGCTGGTATTCTTAGCCATTCGTTAAAGTGTCCATGTTCCTCAGGTTGTATGCTATCGTCGTAAGCAAAGTCAGGTGGATAGCTATCATAGGTAAATGTGAACGCTCCGGTATAATCATCTTCTAATTTTAAATACGGACAGCCAATAGCTTTAAGTATTTGTGACTTTTTAATAGTTGGGTTTGGTTTCTTAGCTACACGAATATTAAATATTCCTCTATCAAAACCTACAATTGTTTTTACTTTATGCATTTTATTTCCTCAAAAGATAACTGGTATACCTAGAGTATTACCTAATTCATACATAGTGTAAAGTAATACTTTACATTTATTTATTAATGTTGAATAAGAGCTGTATAGCAAATAAGGAATGATAACATGTCATCTATAATTACACATTTTGATAAGGCTTTTAGGGCTGAAATTCAGAAAAAATCAAATTGGCACTTCGGAAAGCCGGTTGAAACTAGATTAAACATTGAAATATGGAAAAAGCTTTATTTAGCCAATAACCTTAAATTTAGCAGTGAGCAGTGCGATAAGGTAATATTTGGTGAGCTTGTTGAAAGTATGAGTGAGTTCAAGGGTCAAACACTTGAACAAGTGCAAACATTTTTTGAGGAGGCTCAATTATGAATAAGAATTTTAAAACTTACAATAAATACATTGCTCATAAAAGTTTTATGAATGGCTATGATGTTTATATGTCTCGAGCTTTGATTGCATCAAATGACAGTAGGGAAAATAAAGAGGAAAAGATCATTAATAAGCAAGAAATTATTAATCAAGATCAAGGAACTGTATACATTATTAAGAACGTAGCAAAGGAAATTGAATTATGAGTAAGGATGATTGGTTCATAGCGATAGTATTTACAGCCCTTATGGTGCTGGTTGGTTTAAATATTGATAAATTGATGGTGATATAAATAACAAGATGCTATAGTCTGCTGTGAGAGGTGGACTATGGCAAAGCTTAAAGTAAAACAATTCCGCGGCAGTAAGTATGATGCCAGACGTGAAATAGCTGAACAAAATAGATTAAGGCAATCTTTTGAACGTAAGCTTTCTTTTCAATTAATTACAGAATTTGCAAAAATTGGTGACATTTGTAGGCGTGAATATATGGAGCGCCGTTCAATAGAACTATCTGGAAATCTAATAGAAGGCAGACTAATAAGTATATTAGAGCCTCATTATCGTGCTGTCATTGATGCATTTGGTTTAAGAATGTTGAGAAATCAAAAGCTTGAAAGCAGATTTGAAGAGCTAATAAGAGATTATATGAGAATGTTTGGCCTTGTTGCAGTGCAGAACATTGCCAAAACCACTAGGAAAAAATTAGTTGAGGTTATGCTTATGGCAGATGCAGAAGGCATGGGTGTAGCTTTTGTCGCTGATGCAATTTATCAATCTACTCGTGGTCAATATACCAAATTAAGATCAGCAACCATAGCGAGAACTGAAACGCATAACGCCGCAAGTTATGCTAATCACAGTGTGGCTAAATCATTAGATTTGCCTGATCTACAAAAACAATGGGTCTCAGTTTCAGATGATAGAACGAGAAGCAATCACGCACAAATGAATGGCAAAATAGTACCTATGGATGAAGATTTTGAAGTGCCTAGCGAATTTGGCCCAAGGCGAATGTCGAGGCCGGCAGACCCAAGAGGAGGGGCGGCAAATGTAATCAATTGTAGGTGCGTTTTGTTGTATGTAACCCCAGAAGATACTGTCTTTGATGAAAGAGATTAACAAACCATTGAAAAACCCTCTATACATGTGTTATATATGTTCTAAGTTTTAATTAGTATTATTAAAACTGTTTAGACAAAAGTTTGTAATGTCAGGTGACACTATAACTTAAATGAAAGTAAGAGGTCAGAGTATGGATGACGCAAACCAAATTGACCAAGAGATTACACCCTCTGGTCTTGAAACTAAGTTCGAAGATGGTCGCGTTGATGTATCTTTTGAGATAAAAGCACAGGACGACGTTGAAGGGGATGGAGAATTTTCTGGTTATGGCTCTATTTTCGGTAATAAAGACTTAGGTGGAGATGTTATTGAAAAAGGTGCGTTTGCTAAATCAATCGGACGTAAAGGCGCAAAAGCCGTTAAGTTATTATATCAACACAAGTCAGACGAGCCAATTGGCGTATTCGATGAAATAATCGAAGATGATCGTGGCCTAAAGGTCAAAGGCCGGCTTGCGATGGGTACTCAGAGAGGCCGAGAGGTGTATGAACTCATGAAAATGGGCGCACTTGATGGATTATCTATAGGATACCGCGTAGAGCCTAAATATGTCGATTATGACGAAAAAGGCAAAACTCGCAGACTTAAATCAGTAGATTTGATGGAAATTTCTGCTGTCACTTTCCCAATGAACCCACGCGCAAGGGTTCAACAGGTAAAAGGCACAGATCGCTCCATTCGTGAATGGGAAACTTTTCTTCGGGATGAAGGAAACCTATCACGCAATGAAGCAAAGGCGGCGGCGAATGCCGTTTCCAAGGCACTTGAACAGCGGGATGCTGTAAAAGAGGAAACGCCTAAAGTCCTTGAGGCTCTAAACAGCCTTACCAACATCCTTAAAACTTAAACGGAAAGGGTCTACCAAATGGAAGATCAAGTAAAAACAGCCGTAAATGCGATGTCAGGTGCTTTTGAAGAATTTAAAAAAGTAAATGATGATCGTTTGGCACAAATTGAAGCTAAAGGTTCTGCCGAAGGCGAAACTGAGGCTAAACTTGCTCGTATCGAAGCAGATATGGACAAATTCGAAGACTTCAATCAAACTTTAATTCAACAGCAAAAACATGCTGAGGGTTTCGAAACAAAGTTGAATGAAATCGAAACTATGTTGAAGCGTCCAGAAAATGCAATGGAAGCTAAAGAAGTTGATTTATCCCTAAAAGCTTGGGATAGCTTCATGCGTAAAGGTGAGCAGAATATGGCTCCAGAAGAAGTGAAAGCTTTGACTGTTGGCACTGCCGCTACTGCTGGTAACTTAGCTCCAGCTGAATATGTAGACGAGTTACTCAAAGTGATTACTGAGATTTCTCCGGTACGTTCTGTTGCTCGTGTTCGTCAAACTTCAAATAAAGAAATTGAAGTACCAAGCAAAACTGCATCATTTGCGGCGGCTTGGACTGCTGAAACTGGTACTCGTGCAGAGACAACTGGTTACACAACTTCTCTAAATACTATCCCAACACATGAATTATACGCTAAAGTGGATATTTCTGGTATGTTGCTTGAAGATAGTGTTTTCAATCTTGAAGCTGAAATGAACCAAGAATTTGCTGAACAGTTTGCAAAAGCAGAAGGCGCGGCGTTTATTTCTGGTAATGGCACAAACAAACCAACAGGTATTGCTGATGGCAACACAGTAGCTCATACAGCTACAGGTGCGGCGTCTGCGGCTATCACAACAGATAACCTAATGGATTTGGTACACGCTCTTAAAACAGATTATGCAAACAATGCTACATTCTTGCTTAATCGTTCAACGCTAGGTGCAATCCGTAAATTGAAAGATACTGCTGGTCAGTACATTTTTCAAACTGGTTTCTCTGGTCAGTCTGGCTTGCCAAACACAATCTTAGGTTCACCATATCTTGAGTGTCCTGATGTTGCGTCTGCGGCTTCTGGTGCAAAATCAGTATTCTTCGGTGATTTCCGCCGAGGATATATGATTGTTGATCGTGTGTCTTTATCAGTTCTTCGTGACCCATACTCACAAGCATCAGTTGGTAATGTACGTTACCTTGCTCGTCGTCGTGTTGGTGGTGAAGTTGTAATGGCAGAAGCAATGCGCGTTCTTAAGCACGCTACATCATAATAATGGTCGGGGGGTTAACGCCCCCCAACTTTCAAAAAGGAATTACCTAGATGAAAATTACTATGAGTAAATCGCAAATTGGAATTACTAGAGAAGATGGTGCTGAGACAGGTACATTCGAAATAGGTAAAGAATATAAATCACAGGGCAAGTGGCAAGAGCAAATTTTTAAAAGCTTCGTAGACATGGGCGTAGCTTATGAGATAGCCGGTAATGCTGGCCCGACAGAAACAAAAGCTAAACGCAAAAAAGCTTCAAAATAAATAGAATGGGAATAGGGTTATGAGTGGTTTAAAGATTGTTGCAGGTCCATCAGTAACACCTATAAGCCGTACTGAGGCTCGTACTCACTTAAATCTTGATGATGATGTTGATGATAGCTTGGTTCGAAGTTTTTTACAGGCCGCTACAGATTGGGCTGAGAAATATACTGGCAGATTTTTTATAAATCGCACATGTCAAATGGCTATAGATGGTGCGAGAGAAATAGATGATATTCTATGGGAAGGCATGAGAACTGGATATTCAATGACTAGATATGTTGATCACATAGAGCTAGCCGCAACACCAGTAGTATCAGTTGAAAGCATAAAATATTATAATGATAGCGATGTTCAATCTACTTGGGCGACTTCTAATTATTATGTTGATACATTTTCAGAGCCAGCAAGAATAGTTTTAAGGCAAGGTGGTACATATCCAACTGATCTTAGAGTATCAAATGGTATAGAAATTAATTTTACCGTTGGTTATGGCACTTCACCAGCTAACGTACCGGAAGCAATAAAAGTAGCAATATTTCAATATATAACTTATTTATATGAGCATAGGGGCGACGAAGAGCAAAGTATACAGCCACCTAAAGCTATAAGAAGTTTGTTAGACCCATATAGAGTTCTAAGGTTTAACTCTACTCCATATGACACAACTTATAGGACAGGAATTATCTGATGTCAGTCGGTGCTATGCGTCATAAAATAGAAATACAGTCTATGACCGTAGCAAGTGATGGCGGAGGCGGTAGAGCAATTACGCTTTGGAAGACTGAAGCTTATGTCCATGCTCGTATTACACCTAAAAGTGGTATTGAAAGAGAGCTTGGTGATCAAATAGAAGCATCAACTAAGTATGAAATAATAATTAGATATCGACCTGATTTAAATGCAAAACAACGCATTAAATATGCTTTTACACATAATGGCATTATTAAGGAGCAACTATTTAATATTACAGGAATAATTAATGTTGATATGCGTAACCGCTATCAAAAGATTTTATGTACTGAGGGGGTAGCGATATGACAATAAAAATGAAAGTTGTTAAAACGCCTAACCTTAATAAATATAATAATATTGCAAGGCGCAGGGTGCAAAGGGCAATTGCAACAAGCGGTAATCTTGTTAGGAATGATGCAATTAAAAGCATACAAAATAGCACTGGTGGCGGAATAACATATAAGAAGTACAACCCAAATAGAAAACATAATGCATCCGCGGCTGGTCAAGCGCCGAATACTGATACAGGGTTTCTTGTTTCGAATATATTCCTTACATATTCTGTTGATAAGCTAACTGCATTCGTCACAAGTAGAGCAAAATATTCGGCGGCATTGGAATTTGGAACTAGTAAAATGAAAGAAAGACCATTTATGGTTCCAGCATTAGAGCAGAATAAAAAGAAAATAAGAAAATTAATAGATAAAGCTTTAAGCAAGATGCAAAGGGGCAGTAGATAATGTCTTTACATTCTTGGGAACTACAAAAAGCGATATTTGCGAAGCTGAATGGTAATGTTGATGGCCTAGATGGTGCAAACATTCCTGTCTATGATGACGTACCACAGCAATCTAATTACCCTTATGTGCAGATGGGTGAAGAAACATCTGTTAATAATGGGACAAAAACACTTGATGGCGTAGAACATACCTTAACCATGCATATATGGTCACAATACCGAGGTAGAAGGGAAATTAAAACGATTATGAAATCGGTCTATGATTTACTTCATAATACTGCTATAAGTGTTACAGGTGCATCGCTAGTGAATGTTAGACAGGAGTTTTCAACAACTCTGGCGGAGAATGACGGAATTACACGGCATGGGGTTATCAGATTTCGCGCTGTAGTGTTTGACAACTAAGGAGAATAAACATGGCGGCTCAAAAAGGTTCAGCCCTACTACTTAAAATCGGTGCAACAGCAAGCGGCGCGGCGGCTTCTGATACATACACAACAATAGGAGGTTTGCGCTCAACATCAATCAGCATGAACCAAGAAACTGTTGATATTACAAATAAAGACAGTGCAAATATACGCACGATGCTCGCTGATGGCGGTGTCGAAAGCGTTTCAATATCAGGGTCAGGTGTTTTCACAGACGCGGCTTCTGAGGGTACACTAAGAGGTGCATTTGGCGGCTCTGACATACCAAATTTTGAGGTGATTATTCCAGACTTTGGTACATACCAAGGTAAGTTTGTAGTTACATCTCTTGAATACGCAGGCGAATATAATGGTGAAGTTAATTATACAGTTTCTTTAGAGAGCTCTGGAGCTACAACCTTCACATCAGCATAAGGAATAGACAATGGCTTGGATTAATGCAGATATCGAAATAGATGGTGTTAAATATTCGGGCCATCGTCAAAACATGTTTTTCTCCGCTCCCTGTGCGTCCGGTCTTGAGGTTGGTGACAGCTTCAAGGCCGATGGCGTATCATATGTAGCAGAGGAAGTATCTGACTTACATGGTCGGGGTGAAACACTTACAATTAAAACTAAGGAGGTCAAGAATGACAAACCCAAAACGAGGCGAATGCCAAGTGTCCCTAGCAGGGAAAAGCTATAACTGCAAAGTTAATTTAGATAGCATAATGCGCATTGAAACAATGACGCAAAAAAGCTTTTTAAAGATAGCTAACGATTTAGCAAGTGCAGATTTTCAAATGTCACATATAGTTTTTATATTACAGACAGCACTTAAAGGCGGCGGCAACGATATAAAAGACGCGGCAATGAAACAATTAATTTGGGACGCTGGAATAACTGATGCCTTACAGGCTGTATCAGAGATTATGACACAAGTTATAGTGGGCGGTGAGACCAAAGAAGAATTGGGAAACGAAGAAGGGGCGGTCAAAGCTTAGAATGCATACCTTGGGATAAATGGTTAGAATTAGCATTAGGTAAAATGCAAATATCAGCATCTATATTCTGGGAAATGTCATTATACGAATTTATGAGAGCTATAGATGGTTTTATAGAGTTCAATGGTTCAAGCCAAGATGCGCCCCTACAAAGAGATGAACTAGAAGACCTGATGGAAAGGTATCCAGATTAATGACCCCAGCTGATCAAGTCCAAATAAGAGTAGATGCTGATTTAGGCCCATTAAGACGCGCTTTAAGGCGCGCTAATACTCAGGTTGCAAGAAGTACCGACAAGATGTCACGCGGCTTTAGAAAAGTTAATACAAGCGTTGCAAAATTAACGGCTAAAATGAAGGGTCTAAAAGGAGCGGCGGCGGCTGTAGCTGGTGTTGCTTTGGTAAAGCTTGCACAAAATTCAGTTAATACATCAGCAAGGTTTGAAGACTTACAACAGACATTAGACACTGTTTTCGGAAGTATGGAAAGCGGTAAAGCCGCAATGGCATTTGTAATGGAGTTTGCAAAAACAACACCATTTGATGTGGAAACTCTAACAAAGGCCATGATACAGCTTAAAGGCGCTGGAATATCACCAACAATTGATTTATTAAATACATTCGGTGATGCGGCTTCTGCTACTACTAATAAAATGCAATCTTTCGAGGCCATGGTAAGAATTGCCACAAGGGCTGTTGGTGGTGGTCTTGGTTTAGAAGAGCTTGAGCAATTAGTTTCAGCTGGGATACCTGTTTATCAAATATTGCAAGATGAGATTGGTGTTTTAAGGCAAGACATATCCGAAATGGGTCAAACTGCCGAAGGCGCGGCAAAAATTATGAATGCGCTACAATCAGGTTTGAACAAACGCTTTGGCGGCTCTATGGAGCGGTCTATGGAAAACGTATCAACATCAATTTCAAACTTAAAGATAAACGCAACTGATCTTTTACAAGCAATTGGCGATGGTATTGGTGGTTATGGTCTCGCATGGGCGTTTGGTAATTTTGCTGATACTCTAAGTAGGTTGATCACAATAATCACACCATTTGCAAGTTTATTAAGTTCTACATTAGCAATACCGCTAGGAATTATTATTGGAGTTGTTGATGCGGCGGCAAGATCAATTCTATATCTAGCAAGCGCGGCGGCAAATTTTGTTGACTTTGCTTCACAGATTGTACCAGATAAATTCGAAAAGTTTCATGGTTCAATCGCTTTCATGCGCTCTAGTATGGATGAATTGCAAAGAATGATGAACCAAACTGGTGATTTGCAAACTGAGGGCGCACCGCCAGCTCCACCACCAGAACCACCAGACGTTACAGCCACGAAGAAAGTTCTTGAGGGATTAAAGCAAGAATATAACGAATTAACTTTAAGAGCTAATGGGTTTACCGATGCACAAATAACGGCAATAAACGCCGCTGGCTTTATGGATAACATAAGAGCTGGAATGTATGGCGCTCCTAATGGTATTATTGAGACTGATTTAGCGCAAGCAGACTTAATTGACATTATACTAAGAGAAGTTGCAAGCATTGAAGCATTGCAAGGAAAATTAGATGCCGCGCAAACTGCTGAGGATGATCGAACAAAAAGAAAAGAATTAAACGCACAAAAAACAGCAGATGCGTTAGCAATGGTTGAAAGTAAGCTAGCAGAACAACAACCAGCATATATAAAATTAGGCGTAGAAATAGATAAAATAGTGGAGCAGTTACCTCATATGGATGGAGCTATGAGGCATGCGGCTGTTAATGGTATAGAGTTAATGCGAGATGAAGTTCAAAAACTAGCTTTTGAATTTGAAAGAAGCATAAATCCAGCATTTGACGCTCTTGTAAATTCAGCAGTAGCTCTAGGTGATAACATCACAAGCGCATTTAGGAATATGCTTGATGGAACTAAAGTTACAATGGCTGATTTTGAAGACATGATAAAGCATGCTGTTAAAGACGTAATAGCGCAAATATTTAAATTAGTTGTTATAAATCAAGTGCTTGGCGCAATTTTTCCAGGATTAAATTTAAAGACATCAACTTTACCTGAGATTATGGGATTGGCTGGAGGCGGTTCAGCGCAAAAGGGTAGGCCATATCTCGTTGGTGAGCGTGGTCCAGAACTAATAGTTCCAAATCAGAGCTCTACAGTGATGAATAATATGAGCACAAATAAAGCGTTGAGTGGTGGTGGTGGCACAGTTGTCAATCAGACAATAAATGTGCAATCAGGCGTAGCACAAACTGTAAGGGCTGAAATGATATCATTACTGCCTAGATTTAAACAAGACACAATGAACGCTGTAGTCGATGCAAAACGGCGCGGCGGTTCATTCGGTCAAGCATTTGGGTGATACATGACAATAATAACAATGCCAACAAGCCCAGCCTTTACCACATCTGATTGGGGTATAAGAAGGACTGTAGCTACATCAGAAAGCCCATTCACAGGCGCAACACAGGTTCAGAAGTATTCCAAGGCTCAATGGTATGCAACTCTTTCTCTGCCACCAATGAAACGCTCACAGGCTTCGCAATGGCAAGCTTTTTTTATGCAGTTAGAAGGTAGAGCCAATACTTTCTTATTAGGCGACCCAGATGCAAAAACTGTGACTGGAGGCGACGTTCCAGATGCTATAGTTGTTTCAGCTAATGCAACTCTAGGAACAAATCCAATTACAAGCGTTTCTTTGAATATTGGGTCAGGGAAAAAACTCTTTAAGGGGAGCTATTTGCAATTTGCAACTGGAGCAAACTCAAGATTGCATATGGTTGTTGAAGATAAAACTGGTAATGGTGCTGTAAGTATTCAACCGCCATTAAAGGATAGTGTTACGACAAATACAGTAGTAACTTATGTATCAGCACGGGGTTTATTTCGGATGGATAATAATGAATTAACTTGGAATGCTAATGAATTAAGTAATTATGGCATAACCTTTTCATGTTCGGAGGCACTTTAATGCCTAGAGATATTCCAAGTTCCCTTGTAACTGCATTAGAAAGTGGTGAATTTTCACCTTTTTACGCCGTAGAATTAAATTTTTATAATGGATCAGATGGTGTTGATGCTCCAGCCCCAATGTATTTATGGACAGGGCAAGGCAATTTATCTGCAAATTCAAAAACTTATATAGGTGCTGGTGATCTTTTAAGTGTTGGTAATATAGCAGAAGCGGCTGAACTAAAAGCAACTGGTTTGAATTTAAGCCTTACTGGCGTACCTGATGCATTACTAACTGCGGCTTTGGCGCATGAATATTCTGGTCGAGATTGCAAAGTGTACTTTGGTATTATGGGAAATCAAAACTTAGTAGAAGTATTCACTGGATATATGGACACAATGATAATTAGTGATGGGCCAGATGCATCAGAAATCCAACTCACAGTTGAAAATAGATTAATTGATTTAGAAAGAACAAATCCATTCAGATATACACAAGAAAGCCATAAAACATTGTATTCTAATGACACATTTTTTAGCTATGTATCTGATCTACAGGATCAAGCTGTGGAGTGGGGGCCGAATTAATGCAATTTCAGCAAGAGTTTTTTTCTGATTGCTACGATGAGGCAAGAGAACTTTTAAACATGCATTATGAAGAAATAGCCTTAAATAAAGACTTTATTAAATTAAATCCAAATATAAAGCTTTATGAAGAAGCTGAAAAAAATGGGGATTTAAAAATATTTACTGCACGAGCTGACCATAAAATTGTTGGTTATTTTGCTGTAATAGTTACACATTCCCTGCATTATCAAGATCACCTTTATGCAAATAGCGATGTTATTTTTTTGCATCCAGAATACAGAAAAGGTTATACAGCATCAAATCTTATAAAGTTTTCAATAGAATGTCTGGCGCAAGATAGTATTTCTATGTTATTTATGAATACAAAGATACATAAGCCATTTGATTTATTATTAAAAAGATTAGGCTTTAACCATGTTGAAAACGTATATTCGAAGAGGCTGATATAATGACTGTAAACACAGCATATTTAATTTTCGGTACAGGAACAGCCGCTACAGCAACAGGTTACACTGCCGGACAATTGCTCATAGCAGGAGCAGTATTCACAGGGGTTTCATTAGTTGTAACATCAGCTTTAATCCCAAAACCAGATATGTCAGGAGTTGGGGGAAATTTAAATCAAAACATAGACAGTATAGCAAATGCTGAACTCGTTTATGGTCGCATAAGAAAAAGCGGAACTAAAACTTATCATGAAACTACAGGTGATGGTAAATTTTATCATTATTTCATCACGCTTGCTATGCATGAAGTTGAAGAAATTGGTGATATTTATATTAACGATGAAGTGGCAACTCTTGATAGTGATGGATTTGTTACATCACAAAATTGGGGTTCTGTAGGTTCTGATGAAAATGGAAATCCAGTTACCGACAGTAAAATTCTAGTCAAAAAGTTTACAGGTACTTCAACTCAAAACATACACTCTAGCTTAAACGCCAGCGGCATTAGCAATATGCCTTCAAACTACACAAACACATTTAAAGGTCAGGGTGTAGCTTGTTTGTATGTGCGCTTAGAATATGATCAAGATGTTTTTCAAAGTGGTATGCCCTTAGTCACTGCTGTTGTTAAAGGTAAAAAGGTCTATGACCCACGAAAAGACAGCACCAGCACCGCCTACGATAGTTCTTTGGGTGTTTCTACTCAAAGGACTGCAACACCCTCTACATGGCAATATTCATCAAATCCAGCACTTGCGATAAGAGACTACATAACTAGTGATCAAGGTGTAGCGGCTGATCAAGATCAAGTTGATGATGTTATGATTGCGCAAGCGGCTGATGATTGTGCCTCAACTGGAGTTTCTGGAGCGCAACAAAATTCTTTTGAAGTTGGTGGGGCAGTATCCACAGGCGAAAGTAAAATAAGTAATTTAAATGAATTGATTACAACCTTAAATGGGTCGCTATATTGGGCTCAGGGTAAATTTAGGCTTGTTGCTGGAGCATATCGAAATCCAGCATTTTCAGATGCGTTAACATATGACGATGTTCGAAGCCCTATAAGCATACAAACAAGATTTTCACGGCGTGATTTGGTTAATACTGTTCGTGGTACTTTTATTGATGAAGACAACAGATGGATTTCTGACGAATATCCGGAACAGCAATTAGATGATATGAGTGAAGATAATAATATTGAAAGTGTTATTGATTTACCATTTAAGCTAGTTACCAAATCAGCGGCGGCCCAAAGGATTGCAAAGCAAGTCCTATATACCAGCCGTGAGCAAATTGTAGTAACTGCTAAATTCAGCACTAAAGCCTATCAATTGCAAGTTGGCGATACAGTCAAATTGACAATGGATAGGTACGGATGGACTGATAAAGAGTTTCAAGTTAAGTCGTGGAAAGCTACAGGCGGAGAGGGTTCGCCAATAGAGGTTGATTTAACGCTACAGGAAACATCACAGGAAGCTTATTATTGGTCACAAAATTCAGATGAATATTCTGCAATTACATCAAACAACACAAGTTTAGATGACATATATGACGGACTTACAATAAATACATTAAATGCATCCTTTGGAACGCCAGTTTTGCAAACAGATGGCACAGTTTCTAATAACATTGGTGTATCATGGTCAGAACCCGCGAATGGTCAGGTTGTTAAATATGAAATAGGTTTTAAAACAAGCGGCGCTACTAATTATCAAACATCAATAACAGAAGACAGAACTTTTTTAATAGATCAAGCTGTAGTTGGTCAAATATACAATATTAGAGTTAGAGCAATTACTAGCCGTGGAAATAAGTCTGGAACATACAAGCAAACAACCACAGCCGCGCTAACTGGTGATACATCAGCCCCAACAGTGCCAGTATATTCAACATTTACTGTAACAGGTGGTTATAAACAGGTTGTTGTAAACTGGGTAAACCCTCCAGAAGCTGATTTGAGATATGTTGAAGTTGCTAGGGTTAGTGGTTCTACAACAACAGTGATTGGTAATAGCTCTGGTACTGCTTTTGTAGATAGCGGCAGGGATGATGATACCCAATATACATACAAAATTAGAGCCGTTGATTTCTCAGATAATCAATCAGCCTATACAAGTACAAAAAACGCTACCACAGTTTCAGCAGTTGCAGGGCCTAATGGATTTACATCAGCTCAAGTATTTCTATATGCGGCTGGTACATCAGCACCATCTAATCCTACAGGTACATTTACATACACATATGCAACTGGCGTAATAAGTGGTGGAACGTTGGGAAGTTGGAGTACATCAGTGCCAACATTATCAACTGGGCAATATTTGTGGGTTAAAGGGGCTGTTGCATACTCAAATACAAGTACAGACACAATACCAGCAAGCGAATTTAGCACAGCGGTAAAAACTTCTTTCTCTGGAGCGAATGGTACTAATGGTGGGGTTAGCGCAACAGTTACAGTTTATAAAGCGACAACAACAACAAGCGTTCCAGCAACACCAACCAATACAACTACATACACATTTGCAACTGGAGCATTAACATCACCAAATAATTCTTGGACGAAATCAGCGCCAAGCATAACAAGCGGTCAATATTTATGGGCTTGTACTGCTCTTGCCTTTGGAACTGGCTCAACAGACACTATAGTAAGCTCTGATTGGTCAACAGCAACTATTGTTGGCATAGCTGGAGGAACAGGTGATAGGGGCGCTGGTTCATGGCAAATAAATTTAGCACCATCAGCAATGCCAGCAATTTCAGCAACATCATCAGAAATTAATACTTTATTTACTGGTTCATCTGGTATCGGCGCGGCGGCGGTAGATAAAGATAGGGCTTTTTTCACAAATACAACAACTGGAGAACAACGTGTCTGGGCTTACACAGAGTCAAACGCCCCCAACACATGGGCATATCAAGCACAGGTAATTGACGGAAATCTTTTAGTAGATGGCACACTTACGGCTGATATGATTTCATCAGGAATACTTGACGCTTCACTTGTTCAGATTGATAACCTAACTATTACGGATACATTAAGATTAAGTGCTGGTGGTGCTGGATTTATTGGTGGGCGTGATAGTCAATCTGCCTATAACACCAATGGTTTCTTCATTGCTAGAACTGATAAGGGCGGCGGCTCTTTAGGTTATGAAACATCTTTTACATCAGCCTTTTTACAAAATGGAACAACCAGAATAAGCGGCGTAATTGCTAAAGATGAAGAGCAATGTAAAGTTTTTAACCCATTATTCTTTGCTGGGGGTTCTACTGCTGGCGGTACAAGTACAATATCACCTGATAGCACTAATGCTTATATAAATTTAGGCAACATTGATGAAGTAACCATAACAGCATACGGCGGCGGTGGTGCTGGTGGTTTTGGGCAAGATGATCACTATCAACCCGCTGGTACGAGAAATGTATCTGGCGGTAATACAGTTGTTGTATTGAGAAGGGGTTCAACTACAGGAACGCAAATTGGCTCGACAATCACAGCTAATGGCGGCTTGGGCGGCTTAAATGCAAATGGTCATGGTACAAACGCAGAAGCTGGTCAAAGTTCAGATTTTGGTGCGGGTGGTACTGCTGGCGCAAGAAATAACTCTGGTGGTAGTTCTGCATCTACATCATATTCTGCTGGAGGCGGTGGCGGCGGCGGTGATAGCTCTGGATTGTTTGACAGTTTAGGTGGAGCTGGTGGCGGCGGTAAAAGAGGGGAAGTTGTTACAGTAACAATCGATTTATCTTCTGAAACTGTTGATACGTTTATAGTTGTAACTACTTTTGGCTCTGGAGGTGTATCTACAGGCGGTGATTATTCTGGGGGTAATGGTTCTCAAGGTGCAATGACCTATACGTCAATTTTAGGTAATACTACACAGTATTCAATGGAAAACATAGTTCCAGCTTTAGTTACAAGCGCAAATGGAGCTTATTCTACAATGACAAGCAATGTAGGAACAGCGGCAGTAGGTGCTTTAATAGCGGCAAAGACTAATGATTTTCCATTGGTAAGATTTGAAGGTAATATAACAGTAATTGACGTTGGTGATCAGCAACAATCTGTTTATAGTGTGAGGGCAGTTTATAAACCGATGTAATGTTCTGGTAATCTGGTCATTTTTGTTGTAGTATCCACTTGCATATGCAATTGAAAAATAAGGAGGCCAGTCATGGCAACACTTGGAAATCGGGTCTATGATAATGGCCTAAGTACATTAGATACAGAAGCTAATAAAATTTTAGTAACTTCTCAAGAGGCGACAACCTATACCAATGCTAATTCTACATACGCACTTGGTAACTCTACATCATTATCAATAAACGCCCCAGCGGACAGAACAGGTGGCGGTAGAAAAGTTACTGTAGCCGCGATTTCTGATGGCTCAATCACTGCAACTGGCACTGCAACACACTATGCTATTGTTGACACAACTAACAGTAGATTGCTTGCTACGGCGGCTTTGACAGCATCACAGTCAGTAACTAATGGCAACACATTCACACTTGCAACATTTGATATTGGTATTCCTGACCCAGCTTAATTTAACTTAGGAGTATTGCCCAATGGCGCTTGTAATAAAAGATCGTGTTAAGGAAAGTTCAACCACAACAGGAACTGGCACATATACTTTAGCTGGGGCAGAAGCTGGGTTTCAAACTTTTTCAGCAATAGGAAACTCAAACACAACATATTTTACCGCTACTGACGGAACAAATTGGGAAGTTGGTATTGGTACTTATACGTCTTCTGGAACAACTTTATCCAGAGACACAATTTATTCTTCATCAAATGGTGGGGGTAAAATTGATTGGGGTGCAGGGGAAAAGCTTATTTTCTGCACCCAACCATCACACAGGGCAAGTTTTCTTGATGCGCTAGGTAATGCTGGCAGTCTTGGTAGTATAACAGCCACCTTAACTGGCGATGTTATTGGTAATTTAACGGGAACTGTCACAGGAAATGCTACTGGGTCGGCTTCAAAAGTAGATGCGGCTGATAATGTTAAGAGTACATGGGGAAATTCAGACGATTTAGAAATTTATCATGATGGGACTAATAGTTTTATTGAGGATGCGGGTTCTGGTAACTTAGTATTAAAGGGCAGTAATGTTTACATAAAATATAATGATGAAACTATGGGTGCTTTTACTGCTAATGGCACTTCTGTACTTTATTACGACAACGCAATGAAAATTTACACCACTACATCAGGTGTACAAGTCAATGGAAATATATATGTAGCTGGTACTGTTGATGGTCGGAATGTAGAAAATGATGGAACTAAGCTTGATTTAGTTTCTGTTACGCAAGCAGTTGATCTTGATCAAATGGAAACTGATATAGCGGCTCTTGCTAATGGTATGGTTTACAAGGGTGATTGGGATGCATCATCTGGTAGCTTTCCATCAGGCGCGCAAACGGGGTGGTTTTATTATGTTTCTGTAGCTGGGACTGTAAATAGCGTTGCTTTCCATGTTGGGGATAACATTGTTGCAACTACAGACAATGCATCTACTAGCGTTTATGCTAACAACTGGTCTAAGCATGATAATACAGATGCAGTACAATCAGTCGTTGGATTAACTGGCTCGGTAACTAAAAGCGGATTATTAACTGCAATAAATGTTGAAGATGGCGCAGATGTAACGGATGCAACTAATGTGACCGCCGCTGGTGCTTTAATGGATGGTGAAGTTACTAATCTTGCTCAAGTAAAAGCATTTGATACCTCAGATTATGCTACAGCCGCCCAAGGAACTAAAGCTGATGCGGCTTTACCAAAAGCTGGCGGTGCAATTACAGGCAACGTAACTTGGGGTGACA